ATTTATGACGATAATGTTTATATGTGGACGCACTCTCAGCCATCTGGTAATCCATTCACTGTTATAATCAATTGCTTGTATAATTCCACTATTATGCGTCTGTCTTGGATTCGTGTTATGGAGAAATTTCAACCACGCCTTCGCTCTATGAAATGGTTTAATGAATATGTTGCCCTAATAACTTATGGAGATGACAATGTTTTGAACATTGATGCCAAGGTTGTGCAATGGTATAACCAGGTAACTATAAGTGAAGTCATGGCGGAGATGAAACATGAATATACAGATGAAGCTAAGACTGGCGAAATCGTTAAAACCCGGAAATTAGAAGATATTTTCTTTCTTAAGAGGAAATTTAGATTTTGTCCAGAATTGGTGCGTACTGTTGCTCCGCTTAAGATTGAAGTGATTTACGAGATGCTGAATTGGACCCGGAAATGTGCTGACCCAAATGTTATATTGATGACGAATATCGAGACGGCTTTTCGAGAAATCGTTCTTCACGGACGTGAGGAATATGATAAATTGCGTAAGGCAATTACAGGTTTGAAGGTGCCTGGGGATTTACCCGAAAATCCTTTAATTCTTCCATACGAGGATTATTTGCATGATGTTAAGCATCTTGCAGATCCTATGTATGACTTTTGACTAAGATGTGATCTTGTGTTGTTATACAAATGCGAGAGGTTAATAAAAACAACATATTGCTATCTTAGAATACGGGTGGGCTATTTAGTCTTACTTACCCAGGATGCCCGGCAGCGTTCCTGTATTATCCAGGGTACCCTCTCTGCTTTCTATATGTTTAGGTTGACGATAGAATTAAGCAATAGACCTGCTAACTTTCAAACAAACAATAACAATGTTGAAGATGAAGATCGGAAGATTACTTCCGAGCAAAAGGAGATTGTACACTTTTCTAGTGAAGGAGTTACCCCTAGTACCACTGCGGTGCCTGATATCGTTAACCTTTCAACAGATTATTTGTCTATGACCACACGTGAGGAGAG